GAAATGAGGGTGTGTATTGTTATGCCATAAGCGAATATTTTATACACACTTCCATTGTAACACAAATTTATCCAATTGTCAATATGTTGTGGTTTACAATTTATCAAACACAATATATTGTGGTTTTACCAAGGTCTCCTTCCAATTTCAACTTTGTTACCGTGTAAATTCCTAATCTCGTTTTCAAGCAAACTCATTCCATCAGGACTGTCATCGTGTTTCACTTTCCCGGAACGTGTATAAGTAATTAGTTCACGCATCATCATTCCGTATTGGTCTGTTGGTTTATATAGCGACTTATCCTTGAAATAAAAGTGTTTGATAATCCCGTCTGATGCATTTTCGATACGAGTGTGCTTATTGCTTATCGTGCGTTTTGTTCTAATACTGCATCTGCCACCCAACTTTTTAACAAGCTTCTCTACATCTCTGGCGTAATAAGTTCCGGCATTGTTGCTCTCGAATGTAGCGGTTGAAACCTTGTGTTGTACAAGCTTTTTAGCGCATTGTGGTTTTGTAATATCAGGCGGGGAATTGTCAAAAACACAATCTTCAATAAACACATCTTCGCCGTAAATGTAAGCAATCGGCAACATAACGCTATCGCCGCCACCTTCCGCTGTATCGCAAACCGCAATGATGGCATCTGGGTCAACATCTGCCGGAAGTTCGAAATAACGATTTAGTTTTTCTTCGGGAAACATAATTCCTTTTGCTTCGAATGGTTGTTGTTGAAATTCACTCTCCCATTGTTCTTCGGTAAGTAAAAGACGCTCGTTCCTCAAATATTCGGTTGTGAAAATTTTCTTGCCTTCCTTCATGTGCTCGTAGTTACTTTCGTCTGTTATAGGGTCAAGTGCAGGTATTTCTATTGCACGCCAACGCCAACCCACTCTCTGTGCGTGTTCCTGCAATCTGCCGATAGGGTCATACAAACTGTATCTTGTTCCGGCAGCCACAATCGGACAACCCTCAATCCTTCGCCCTAACACGTCACCAGAAAGCCTTTCCCATTTGTCATCTAATCTGTCACGGTTTTTTGCCTCCTCTCGACTTTCTACAAGGTCATCGAGGTAAAGCAAGTTGGTAGCTTCTGACAACCCGACCTGTGTTGCGTCTATTGAACGGCACATAATCGTGGGAAAGCGTGATTTACTTTGCAAGTTTATAGTTTTTAGTTCGGCGCTGACATCAACAATGCGTGCATTTGGAAAAATATCATAAAATAAATACTCTGATTGTGGTTCAAGGTATTCCAAACACCCTTTATAAAAGGAACTAACTAAAGCGGAACCTGCGCCCTCCATTAGAACAGAACCACCCGGATTGCGACCACTTACCATATTGACGAAGTTTATCCCCGTTTGCGATTTTCCTGTTCGCTTCGGCTGGCTTATTGTAAGCAAATCAAGCTTTCCATCTAACACATCTTGATAGCCTTGAATCATAGGTTTTAGATAGTGCATGCGGGGTTGATAAAACCTTTTTTCAGGCGGGCGATTCCATTCGTTGTATATCAAATAAGAGTGAAAATCATCCTGCGCCATATATAAATACGTCTTTTTATTTAATTCGTAAAATTTTTCGATAGCCTTTACATCGCTGCTTGCCTGTACCATTTTAGCCGTTTCGCCTCGAAGCCAAATGTTATGCTGAAACGATTTCGCCTTATCTTCTTTACCCAATGCCCGAAGTGTGTCAAAATAATCTTGATACGCCTCGAAGTTGTTCGGGTTATGTTTTATTACCTTTTTTATATTTTTTAGAATTTTTTCCATACAAAAAGCGCCCTCCCTTGTATTTTCGGAAAGGCGCTCAATGGCGCTCGATGTTGTGTTTAGTCTTTTTTTTGTTTTTGCAGGGGAATTTTTAGGTGTTCTCTTTAGTGGCCCTGAACTCCTCAATCCGCCTTGCGACATTCCCAAACATAGAAACATCAATGCCGTCATCAACCAAAGCTTGACAAACCCCATCCTCTCCAACCTCTAAAATGTACTCAAAAGACGCAAGCAATGAGTTTATTGCAAATTTTCGGTGTGCGTTTGACATTTCTGGATATATCTCTGATAGCTTCATCTCTAAACCTCCTTCAATATCGGCTCGTGTACGCCCTTAACCCAGTCAGCGTTTCGGTAATTATTTTTCCTCCTTAATAATTCCGTGTGCCAACTCATACTCTTTTACCTTTCTATAAAACGTCGCAGGTTTTAAACCTAATCGCTTCATCATGTATTTTGGTTGCGTTTCGCCCGCTTTCCAAAGACGGTACTGCTCCGCAAGCAACTTTTGGTCAACCTCTATCGGTTTTCTGCCCGTGTATTTGCCTTGAGCCTTTGCAATTGCTATTCCTTCGGCTTGTCTTTGTTGTGTTTGTTCCCTTTCCAATTGTGCCATTGCCCCAAATATAGTAAGCATGAATTTGCCTTGTGGCGTGTCTGTGTCGATTGTTTCCTTTTGACTTACAAACCGAACGCCCTTTTTAGCCAACTCCTCCACTAAATTAAGCAAATCTTTCGTACTCCTTGCAAAGCGGCTAATACTCTCAACTATAACAGTATCGCCTTCACGCACAAACTTCAACATTTCATCAAGGGCAGGGCGTTTTCTGTTTTTTCCACTCACTTTGTCTATGAAAACCTTTGTAACTCCCAACTCCTGCATTAAAACCTCTTGACGAGCGGTGTTCTGCTCTAAGGTTGAAACTCTAACATAACCTACATCCATTCTCAAAACCTCCTTTTGATATCATTATAACACCCTATTGATAATATGTCAATAGTCTTTTTCGTCTTTTTTTATTTTTTCGCTGGTTGAACGGGTGACCCGACTTGGTGGGTATGCCGCATATCCCCCTCGGGTGGCTTAAAAAGCAACTCCATTAGAGTATACTCATATGATACAATATAAACAAAAATCAATAGAGTTATTTGTGCATATTTATGATAGAAAATTATATCAAAACCTATTGACAATACCCTAATGATATGATATTATATAGTCAACAAATAAAACGAGGGAGGAAAGAACAATGAACGTACGCACCATATACGAGGACATAATCAACAAAATTACTACCAATGGCACGCGCACCACATCATGTCTGGCAGCGGCAACCATAGCTAATCTGTATGGCGTAGAGGGCCTTAATGCACTGGAAGATGCAGGACTGATAACCTATGCAGGCCAGAACAGTAATAACTATGCTGTCTATGTGATTGCATAACCCGCCAAGCGCGGGAGAATGAAAGGAGAAAGAACGATGAAAGTAAAAACAATCACCGATGAACAAGACGGCCGCAAATGGGAGATATATAAGAAGGCCGACAACCAGTATTATTACAAGTATTTTGAGTTCTTCCCCGCCACTGGCTGGCGCTTGACCGGGCAGGGTGGCGGCAACGCAGAAGGATACTACTACACGAAAGCATCCATTGAATGGGAGTTTGAAACAACCGTAGCATAGCCCATCGGGCAGGAAGGGGTAAAGGAATATGAAACGTAAATACAACACAGAACAGCGCACTTATTTATTAGCAAAAGCACACCTTGAAACATTGGAAGGCATACAGGATGATATGGAGAGAAAATACATTGTAGAGCATGGCATAGTGAACGAAGGCGGCGAAATACCCACAAGAATATATTGTATTGATGACGATAAGGTTTTTGACCGAGCAAACCAAGAATTTAGCGAATTACCCGAAGCAAAAGCACTTTGGCAGGAAATCCTCGAAGCGAAGGAACTGCTAAAGCAAGCCGAGGAGCAATTAATCTCTTACGGACTAAGTATTGCACCGACTAAAGAGCGTGATATACTCGCCAAAGCCGCAGAAAGCAACTACACCACCCGAATAAAGATAATCGACATTGTATTAAAACTGGATACATCGACCGCACCAATAAGAGTATAAACCAGTAGCCAAACCAAGAAATAAATGGTACAATGTAGTAAAATAAAAAAATTAGGAGGATAAAAAAATGAAAGATTATGGAAAGGTAAGCTACAGCGGATTGGAAATTACATTGACAGAGGCAGCACGCTGGGAGTACATGAGCGATAGCACCGAACCAAACAATTGGATGGTAGCCAACGGGATAGACAAAGACGGAAACAAATACAGGGCAGAATTTAAAGTCCGTGAAGAGTATGCCGACCAAATCAGCGAAATAGACGACATGGAAATCCTGTTTGACTTTGAAAATCCCACGGAGGTTTATAGCTATAAAGATAATAAATACATCTAAGCAAGAGCCGGAGCAATCCGGCTCTATCCATTTAAGGAGGGCAGAACATGAAAGAAATATTTGCAATATTATTAGTTATCGAAATTATAATGATAATCAGAGGCACAATACAAGGGCGAATGCTGCCGTGGGTTTTAGCGTTGTTTGTAACACTAATATTAATAGCCGGAACGGTGGGATATAATGTTTAGGTGTAAATATTGGTACACGCCACAGCCGGATATTTTGGAGCGGGGCAGCACGGAGCAAACGGAAATTATAGCGCCGGACTATATAGCGGATATATTAGCGCAGGTTGACATGCCGTGCATATCAGCAGGCTATACAGCAGGGGCGCAAATATTGACATACCATTACAACCTGCTAAACCTTAAAGACCACAACAAAGCCAATAGAGCCGTTAAAGCCTTATCGGCAGCACTACAAACACCATGTACCATAATACCATCAGACAAGGCGCACTTTGCCGTGCAAGTTGCAAGACGTGGCCGTGAGTTAGTGACATTGCGGCAGATTATCAGCACAGTAGCATTTGACTGCAACCGCACACCAACGACCGCAGCGCTGGGGCTTGATGATGCAGGGCAGCCCGTAATAGTTGATATTGCCAAGATGCCGCATATGCTCATAGCGGGAGCGACAGGGAGCGGCAAGAGCGTTGCGCTCAACACGATATTATGCAGTATGCTGTACTGCGCCACGCCCGTAATGACGCAGTTTGTTATGATAGACCCTAAACAGGTTGAGCTATCCGCATATGCAGGATTGCCTCATCTGGCAACGCCGATTGTCACGAGCGCGGGAGAGGCGGTCAAAACGCTTGCACAAGTCAATGCAACTATGGACAAGCGATACAAGGTAATGGCACGCAAACGCACCAAGAGCGGCACAGATGCAGGGCTTCCTCGGCTGGTGATAGTCATTGACGAGCTGGCGGACCTAATGCTAACGAGTAAAAAAGCGGTGGAAGAATCAATTATCCGCATTGCACAGTTAGGACGAGCAGCAGGGATACATTTGATTGTAGCTACTCAAAAGCCTGTAGTTAGCGTAATTACCGGACTAATACAAGGCAATATACCCGCAAAATTAGCATTACAGACAGCAAGCACATCGGACAGCGTGAGAATACTGGGCCATAAAGGAGCGGAGCAACTACTCGGACGAGGCGATGCGCTGCTCAAGCTGCCGGACAGGGTGCAAGAGGTCCGCCTACAATGTGCCTATACATCAGAAAACGACGTTCAAGCCGTGGTTGATTACTGGAAACACAAAGCAAAACGCCGGGGTTAAATTCCCCGGCCTTTATTTTGCCCATTTTGTACTATACCGTTTAAAGCGTTTATTTGCGTTTTAAGCGGT